ATCACATAGCTTATCAAAAACGGGGCTTTCGATATAGCTGGGTAATGATACCACGGAACGCAGTAGGCCTTTGATCTGACCAATCTCAAACATAGAGATTCCATATCGGCGAGATATGGCTGCGTAACAGTCTTGTAGGTCGAGCTGTATATGCTCCTTAACCCGTGGTTTCCACGATTCTAGTACATCGTGCAAGACTCTATTTGGCTTCTCCCCGTTCCTTTTCAAACATTCTAGAAAAGGTCCCAAGATTGGATAATCATGGGGAACGAGGCCGTACGAGGAAGCCAGCGCAAAAGCGCATTGTTTGATTGCCAAATCATAACTCTCTTGTTCATACTGCGGATTTCGTTTGGTATGTTTTATACCAGCCACCTCAACAGGCGACCGGAGTAACTTACCCAGTTTAATCACAGCCGATGGCAAAGGCAACCAGTGCAGCGCACCGAGGATATCCTTTCTCCACCAGCCCTTCAAAAAAGTTGTATCTCCTATTTCTTTCCTAGAGAAATATTTGACATCAAGACCCAATTCCCTTCCAGCAACCTCCATCGTAAGATCGCTCCTACTTTGTCGCTGCATAAGAAAATATACATATAAAGCGAAAGTGCTATTCGTGTTAAACGATGTTGTTACAGTAATACCCGTTGGCATCTGTGTTCCAGCACTCCCCTTCACCGATAAACGTCCTTTTCGGACAGTATAACTACGCCTACAACATTCAGCTATTGTTTTCAAAAACCCAGACGGCATTCCAACTTGCGACATCCACATAAATGCGAAATCACGAAGTGGCCCTTCATCCTGCGATTGATCAAACATACCTTGGTCAGCTTCACCTGGTCCATACAAACCTGGTTCCGCCCAGAAGACAGCACTGTCGTCGCCAGAAGCTAAAACAGTCGTCACATCTCCGTTCATATACTCATTAGCATACAAAGACAGTTGTTCTTGTGTGGCACCGGCTGCATAAATCAGCCGTACCCTAATACCTCCAATTTTAAATATTTTACCATCAAAAATCTCGTGGAGTTTATCGGACATTGTTCTTGCGTATCCGGTTGTACGCGCGTGGTAAATCGGGTCAAGATTTACGATGGCTCGAGGTTTCATTGTCCGTATATCACCCATCTGTTTAGAACAGGTGATGGTTTCATTCCATTTCAGTGAGATCGTTTTCTTAAGACGCATGGGACCTACCATTTCATCTTCTTCCGCCGCTCTCTCGATACGTTTTCCCCTTTTGCCCATTAGTTTGGCACTCGCGGCTATGCTATATGGGTTTACACAGCCCGGCTCGTACACACCACTCGCTATCATTGCTTTACCAACACTTAGCCAGCGGCGGTGGCGCACCTCATCGGGATCCATTCCCACAAACGGATCCTTATGTGTTCTCGCGATGAGTGCGACCAACAAATTCTTCTCTGAATTTGCTGGTTCCCATAGTAAACGATT